CTGAAATCGGAGATATGTTTGGTGTCACGGCTCAAAAGGTTGGAAGAATAGCTAATCTTAACGGCTTAAAAACGGAAGAATACGGTGAGTTTTATCGTGATAAGTCTCCTTATTCAAGCAAGGAAGTTGATGCGTTCAGATATAACGATAGGGCAGTAGAGCAATTTAAAAGACTTTTGGCATAAAAAATTCCCCTCGTGAGAGGGGAAGGAAATTGTCAAAATAGTGTATTGAATAAATTTATTTTTTATATATTTTGTATGTTCTACCATACTTTTCACGACGTATTAATTTTTCTTTGTGGTCGAAAAAATAAAGTTTTTCGCTAATATAAGATTTAATATCTTCATCATACATTTTATAAATATCTGTCTGAATTATTCCTGGATTTTCAGATATAATATTTAAAAGATTTTCGCCGAGTGTAGGTATAATATCTTGTTCTATTTTTTTTAAACGGATTTCCTTATTTATGAGGCTCTGATAGTTACTTTTTATGTAAGCTAAACGTTCTTCTTTAGGCTGAACTAATTCAAAGCAAGGATTTTGACTGTCGAAACATTTCATATGCATGTTTTCAAAATATTTATAAAAACATTCACCTTTTTCTTTACATTCATTTTTATATGAATAATAATAATTAATAAATTCAACAAGATTTTTCATTTCATCGTCAATTGAGTTTGAGATAGAACATTGTTTGCATAGATTAAAAAGTTTTCCATCATGTACACTGATAAATTCCCTGTTTGCAAATTCCCATCCCCAAGGCAATTCGCCATTTTCATCAAGTTTATCTAATCTTCTCCCAAAAGTGTTATGGTTATTGTCTTTTGGAATAGATATTAACTGATTTTCAGCAAGTATTGTAGCTATTTCACCTAGAGATTCTGCCTTCTTTAAATTTTGTAATACATTTGATTTATCGTTTTTCTTTTTAGACGTTATTTTTTCTTTAATTTTCTTGAAAAATAACATTTATATCACACTTCTTATTTTTATTAAGCAATCATTTTACTAATTAATCCTATAATTATCAGACCAGTAATTATACTGCCCCATAATATAACTTTTGAAATAGTGTTCCAATATAAAGTTGCTTCATTTATCTTTTTAATGGTGAATATAATACCTTTTATTAAATAATATATCACATAATATGCAAAATAAAGCGGGAAAACAACGCACAAGGCAAGTAACGCAATAATAACTCCTGTAGTTCCATCTATTCTACTACTTATTCCTACATAAACGTTACCTATTTTTTGTCCGAAACTTACACGCATATTTTTAATACCTACCTTTTAATGTAAAATATATTAAAATAATACCATATCAAACAAAATAAATCAATTCGCATATTACAATAATTTTTCAAGATGTTTTTAGCAAAATGTGACAAAAATCAACAAAAATACGGTTATTTGATTTTTATTTCCTGTATTTTGGTAATTCCAGAAGTTCATCAAGGCGTTCCATTAATTTTGATTGACCTGATTCGTTAAGTTGTTCATACTTGTTTATTAATTCGTGATTAGGCTTGTTCTGTACAATCTCCTCATTTGATTCCACAATGAATTGTGCAGGACTAAGATTAAGTGTTTTGGCTAGCAAAGCTATTTTATCTCGTTTCATGTTAGATATATAACCAGTTTCCCATTTTCGGACGGTACTTTTACTTACTCCGACCGCATTTCCGACTTCTTCTAACGTTAGCTTTAATTCTTTTCTTCTATTATGAATTAATTCTCCAATAGTCATAATTATACCTCACTTTCTTAATAGAATTATAACACGTCTATTTCTTAAATGCAACTATTTTTTCAAAAATCCTAAAAAAAGTTTCCTAAAGTACTTGACAAATAGTTTTTATAGTGGTATACTTTAAGTATCCTAAAAAATTAAAGAAAAAACTGATGTTCAAGTTGTTTTACTTCGACAGTTAAATGAACTTAGAGAAAAACAACTTAAACTACCAGTTCGAGATGTTAAGCGTTATACAAAACTTTCAAACGCAATTTGCGATACGGCAAAAACTCTTTTGACGTATTTTTAAATAAGCCACTTGCTTTAGGAGGAAATTATGAAAAGTCAAAAAAATCTCTCAGAAAGCAAAGTAGAATTACTTCCTGAGAGAATAAACGATACGAGTAAATTAGCCGAGGTGATTCCTGATAATATTACAGTATCAGAAATCGCAAAAGACAGAAACGGCAATCCTGTGTTTCACCCGATTGGCTAATTAATCGTGTATGTTTTCCAAACGAGTAAAGGAGGAAATTATGAAAGACAACAGAGTTTTATCTGAAGATTACAGTAAATTGTCCGTAATCAATAAAGAAACAGGCGAAGAAATAGCGGTAGTAACCCATGAACTAATTACTACCGCTGATGAAAAGATTATTGTTAAATTAACACCTAAATACGATTAATGCCTTAATTATAATATGCTGGGAGTTGATAAAAATGCTAACAAAACATGACGAAGAATTTGGTATGCAATAAAATGCAAGGGGACAATCAATAGCAACATATTATTAAAATATAGAAAGGAGATATTTTAAATGGGTAGAAAGAAACAAACTGATATTTTTCCGCATGTTAGTTATATCTGTGTTGGAGACGAAGCCCCTGTTAGATGGGATTCTCTAAGTAAAGAAAAGAGAGCGGAGTACTCAAAAAAAATGATGGATAAGGTTTCCGAAAACGTGAGCCGGCATATAAATGCCCACCCCGAGGAACTAGAACCATTGTTATAGTAAAAAAACCAAGGAGGACAGAAATGAATCAATTGAAGAAGAGGTCAGGGTATGAGGAAACAAGCGTTGCATTCGATATATTAGGTCAACCCAAACGTAGCAGTAACCCAGATTACATACCTAGCGATGCAGAGTACAACGCACTGAGGGAAGTTTGCCCATGGTTGACAAATATGGGAAAACAAGTGAGAGTTGACAGAGCAGTTGAGAGGTTTGTTTAAAATGGAGTTGAGTAAAAAAGTAAGTCTAGCCATAGCCCAGTTAAAAATGTACGAATCTGAAACAGAACCGTATTATTTATGTTATTCGGGTGGTAAAGACAGTGATTGTATAAGGATTTTAGCAGCGTTGGCAGGCGTTAAGCATGATATTGTACATAATTTGACTACCGTAGATGCACCGGAGACAATACAATATATAAAATCAATACCCAATGTGATAATAGATAAGGCAAGATATCCTGACGGTACACATAAAACAATGTGGAATCTGATAGTAGTAAAGCACCTGCCTCCTACAAGAATCGCGCGTTACTGTTGCGAAGAACTAAAAGAGCAAGGTGGTAAATACAGGATTAAATTGACGGGTGTCCGCAGGGCTGAAAGCGTTAATAGAAATAAAAACGGCGGATTTATAAAAATAATAGGCAAGCCTAAAACAGTACAGAAATATGCCACAGAGGTTGGTGCAGAATACGAGGTGACCAAACAGGGTGGATTAGTTATGAATTGCGATAATGACGAATCACGCAGAGTGGTTGAACATTGTTACAGAACAACATCGACAATGATAAATCCGATTATTGACTGGACTGATTCAGACGTATGGGAATTTTTACGGTATTACGGTTGTCAGGGAAATCCGTTATATCAATGCGGAATGAAACGCATAGGCTGCATAGGGTGTCCGATGCAGGGGTATAACGGTATGAAATCTGATTTTGCAAAATACCCGATATACCGTGATAATTATATACGGGCGTTCAATAGAATGTTGGCAAATATGCCGAATAAATCTAATGTTACATGGCGAACAGGACTAGATGTATATAAATGGTGGGTTGGCGATGATCCTGATCAATTATCGTTACTTGATTATGACTATATATAAAAAACCGCCTGCCCTGAGGCAACAGGGACAGGCAAAACAAAATTTTAAACACGTTAATGATAACATGAAAGGAATGAAATGTCAAGTGAAAGTTTTAATAGCCTGTGAGGAATCACAGAGAGTATGCTCGGCTTTTAGGGAGCTTGGACATGAAGCGTATAGCTGCGACATACAGAAATGTTCCGGCGGTCACCCAGAATGGCATATATGTAATGATGCTTTGGACATAATTAACGGCAACACGGATTTTTTTACAACAGATGGCAAACTGCATACAGTTAATAAATGGGACTTAATTATTGCCCATCCGCCGTGTACATATTTGTCTATCGCATGCACACAAGGGCATACCCTAAAAAAACGCACTCTACAACAAATATCAGACAGAACTATGCTGAGAATACAGGCACAACAATTTTTCATGGCGTTTGTAAATACGGATTGTGAACAGATTGCAGTTGAAAATCCTGTCGGAGTAATGAATACTGTCTATCGTTCGCCTGATCAGATTATACATCCATATTATTTTGGTGACCCGGAACTAAAAAGGACATGCCTGTGGCTGAAAAACCTGCCCGTTTTGGATTATTCTGAGACAATTATTGATAAACCAAAGCCAATCGGAATAGGCAGTAACGGCAAAAAAGTGTATTTTACTGAAGGGTGTTCTAAAAATCGGAGTGTAGCCAGATCCAAAACCTTCCCCGGTATAGCCAGAGCAATGGCTGAGCAATGGGGCGGTAAGATAAATTAAAACGCAGGGAGGAAACCAAAATGTACACAGGGAAAACCCATACAGTATATGCAATAGCATATTTTAATGACGTCATATACAGTTCGATTTTTTACGAAAATGAGGACGATGCGGAACAGTTCGTAAATGACGGTATAGGCGAAAAAATTATAAAAGTACATCTGTCAGACGAATCATATAAAGTGTTAAAGAGAAAAGGAGTTATAAGATGAGCTGCATTTACGATCATGACAGTCCTTGCGAGTGTGATATTGAAGCATGCAGAACCTGTTATAAAAATCCGGACAAGCCGGAACCGGATTGCGATTTTATGAGAGATTTGGAAAGCGGTAAAGACTCATGATACTTGCAGATCCTAAAACCCATGATGAATGGTTATCAGCACGTTGTGCAGGTATTGGCGGAAGTGACGCGGCGTGTGTTCTGGGAATGAATAAGTACAAGACAAATGTGCAGTTATGGCAGGAAAAAACAGGTGTTTTCAAGCCGAAGGATATTTCAAATAAGCCTGCTGTTGCATACGGAAAGAATGCAGAAATCCATTTAAGAGAACTTTTCAGACTTGATTTTCCCCAATATGATATTGAATATCATGAATACAGAATGTATGCAAATGACAAATACCCGTTTATCTTTGCAACTCTGGACGGCGAATTGACTGATGAATCAGGCAAAAAGGGAATTCTCGAAATCAAGACTACAACAATTCAGAATTCTTCTCAATGGGACGAATGGGACGGTGGAGTTCCGCAAAATTATTACATACAGGTATTGCATCAGATGCTTGCTACAGGCTGGAATTTTGCAGTACTAAAGGCACATATCAGGTATTTTAAAAATAATGATATATGCACCGCAACCAGACATTATTTCATTGACCGTAATGAAGTGCAAGAGGATATAAAAACACTCCTCGAAGCTGAAATTAAGTTTTGGGAGCATGTACAAAATAAAACAAAACCGGCGTTGATTTTGCCGGAGATTTAGGAGGAAAACAATGGACTTTAAATTACAAACGGACTTGAACACTTTGCCGTCTGTTATAGAATTTAACTATAGTGAACTAAAAGCCGAGATGACTGAAAGACTAAAATATTACAATAATTTAGTGGTTTCAGAAAACAGCATTAAGTCGGCAAAAGCTGATAAAGCAAATTTAAATAAATTAATAGCAGCCATTGAAAGTGAACGAAAAGAAGTCAAAAGACGTTGCCTTGAACCGTATAACGATTTTGAAGCTAAATGTAAAGAACTTGTTATGTTAGTCAAAGCCCCTGTTGTTGCAATTGATAATCAAATAAAAGAATTTGAAAACATAAAGAAGCAAGAAAAATATGACGAACTGAAATCTTGCTTTGATAATTACATAGGAGATATGGCTGATATCATTAAATTTGATAAGATTCTTAATCCTAAATGGGGCAATGCCACAGCAAAAATTGATACCCTGAAAGCGGAAATTGAAGATAATATTGACCGTATCAAGAAGGAACTTGAAACGCTTAATACCGAATATGCAGACAAGCCGTATAAATCCGCTGTGATTTCCGAATACTGCAAAGAATACAGTACAAGTCAGGCATTGGTATATGCCGCACAGCTTCAGCGTGAAGAAGAAATGCAGAGGAAAGTTCTTGAACAGAAAAAGCCGGAAACGGTGCAGCAGGAAGTTGTTCAGACTGTTTCAGCATCGCAATCCCAGCAGCCTAAAGAACAGTTGGGAACATGTGCATTTCGTGTAATTGGAACATATAATCAGATTAAAAACTTACGTAAATTTATGGTAGATAACGGTATTAAATTTGAGACGATTAAAACGGAGGGAAATTAAAATGGCAGTAAAAAACAGTTTAGTTAAACCGGGTGGAAAAAAAGTCCCGTTCACAGTTCAGCTTCAAAGCAAAAGTTATCAGAATCTAATTAATACAACACTCCGAGATAAAAACACAGCTAACCGCTTTATTGCTTCTATTACATCGGCAGTGAGTGCCAATCCTGCGCTACAGGAATGTGACGCCGGTTCAATTCTTTCAGCCGGATTACTTGGCGAGGGCTTGAAGCTTTCCCCGTCTCCGCAGTTGGGACAGTATTATTTAGTACCGTTTAATGATAATAAAAACGGGCGAAAAGTTGCACAATTTCAGCTAGGATACAAAGGATACATACAGCTTGCGATTCGTTCTGGTCAGTACAAGAAATTAAATGTATTGCCGATAAAACAAGGAGAATTGATACACTTTAATCCTCTTGAGGAAGACATTGAAGTGCAGTTGATTGAAAATGAAATTGACCGTGAAAATGCTCCTACAATCGGATATTATGCAATGTTTGAATATATAAACGGCTTTAAAAAGGCTATTTATTGGAGTAAAGAAAAAATGGAATCTCACGCTGAAAAGTATTCAAAAGGATATCAAAAGCGTTCCGGTTATACATTCTGGGAGAAAGATTTTGACGGAATGGCTTGCAAAACCATGTTAAGACAATTAATCAGCAAATGGGGTATTATGTCAATAGAAATGGAAAAAGCCGTTACAAATGATATGGCAGTTATTAATGAACAGGGTGAAGCGGAATATGTAGAAACAGTTCCTGAAACCGGAGAAGTTATTGAAACAGAAGAAGTTGTAGAATCAGTCACTACTGAGCAACCGCCTCTTGATGATTTTTCCAGTATAATGGAGGGATAACGTATGCTGAACAGAGTGATATTAATGGGTCGGCTGACTGCCGATCCTGAGCTAAGACAAACACAAAGCGGTATTTCATTTGTAAAATTTAATATAGCCGTGGACAGAAAATTTAAAAATGATAACGGCGAACATCAAACGGATTTTATTAGTGTTACTGCATGGAGAAAGACTGCTGAATTTGTCAGCAGATATTTTTCCAAGGGACAGATGATTGTCATTGAGGGAAGTTTAAGAAACAATAATTATGAAGATCAAAACGGAGTAAAGCATTATTCCATGGACGTGTTGGCAGACAGCGTTTCATTTGCAGGCAGCAGTAACGATAATAATTATACTGCAAATACACCGCAAACCACACAGGCATCAAATCCGGTAGAAGATGTTTCACTCGGAGATCTAGCCGACTTTGAGGAGATAATTGCCGGTGATGAACCGCCGTTTTAAAAGTTACAATTTGATTACAAAATAAAGTTAATTGCATATTTTAATGCAAAATCAGCAGTGAATCTGCCCATTAGTGAGGGGGTGAAAAGTTGGAAGAAAAAAGAAGTTTTATACTATACAGCAGTTACATGGAACAATTTAATGAGTTATCAGATGAACAAGCAGGTAAACTTATCAAGGCAATATTTATGTATGCAGAGAAAAAAATTATACCAGAATTTGATGATGGTATGGTAAAAATGGCATTCAGCTTTATAAAAAGCAGGATTGACTTGGATTTGGAAAAATGGAATAAAACTCGTGAAAAACGTTCCGAAGCCGGAAGAAAAGGCGGCAAGCAAACCCAAGCAAATCAAGCAAATGATTCTTTGGTTAAGCAAACCCAAGCAAATCAAGCAAATGATTCTTTGGTTAAGCAAACCCAAGCAAATCAAGCTGTTAATGTAAATGATAATGTTAATGTTAATGTAAATGATAATGTAATAAATATACCCCCTATATCCCCCAAGGGGGATAAGCCGAAGAAAAAACCTGAAACAGACTCTTTCAGTAAATCTTTTGATGATTTTTGGAAAGCGTATCCGAAGAAGGTTTCAAAGTCTAATGCGTTAAAGGCATGGAAAAAACTTAAACCAAACGACGATTTAGTCAGGGAAATCCTTTCTGCTTTGGAGAAGCAAAAACAATCTTCTCAGTGGCAAAAGGATAACGGACAGTTTATTCCATATCCTACAACATGGCTTAATGGTAAACGTTGGGAGGATGATTTAAATACAGGTGAGGAGGAATCCCATGAACACAATAGCAGACTATACGAAGGACTTCTCTGACGGAAACAAATTAAGCTATGAAGATTTTGCACGTAAGCGCTGCGATTGGTACAACGACACTCAGGGAAATCTTCCATACATAAACTGCGATATCTGCAAAAATAAGGGTTACATTGCAGAGCTTGATACGGATTTAAATGAGATCAGAGTTGAGTGTAAATGTATGTCAAAGCGAAAAAGCATAAAAAATCTTGAACTGAGCGGATTGGGAAATCTGATAAAAAAATATACGTTCAATGCGTATGAGACGTCAAAACCATGGCAATCGGAAATCAAGAAAAAGGCGTTGTTATTTACGCAAAATTCAGGCGATTCATGGTTTTATGCAGCAGGACAGTCCGGAAGCGGCAAGACCCATATATGCACTGCTATATGTACTAGGTTTATTTCATGCGGCAGGTCAGTAAGGTATAAAGTTTGGCGCAATTTGTTTCACGAGTTACAAAGTAATCAATTTGATGAAACAGAATATAAAAATAAATTTAAATCCATTTGCGATACTGATATTCTGTATATTGACGATTTTCTGAAATCCAATTCAAATAACAGTAAGTTCAGTGATGAATTGAATTTTGCATTTGAAATCATTAACAGCAGATATAACGCCAACAAAAAAACAATTATTTCGTCTGAACTGCTGATATCGGATATAAACAAATACGATTCTGCACTGGCTGGACGAATTGCAGAAAAATCAGCAGGGTTTACTATTCAAATCCAGAAAGACGATAATAAAAATTATAGGTTAAGGTGAGGCAGTGAAATACATAATTGACGAGATACCGCCTAGTAATAATAAATTTATAGGCAGGACGAATAAATGGGAGTATCAGGAAAAAAAGAAACATTGGGCGCAACTGATTAATTTAAAATGCAGACCAAAACCCGAAAAAACGTTTGACAAAGCAACAGTAAAGATTACGTATTATTTTCGTACTAAAATAAGACATGATCCTGATAATTACAGCGGTAAGTTTATTCTTGACGGATTGGTCAAAGCCGGAATTATTGCTGATGACAGTTTTAATAATATTAATCTGATACTGTCTGGAAAGTACGATAAGGATAATCCAAGGACGGAAATTGAAATTATAGGAGGACGCCATGAATGAAACTGAAAGAATTATATCAAGTTTGTATGAACAATGGAATGTGATTCGTGTAATGATTGTAGTTTTGTTTGTGAAGAAACAGGCATATGTAAATGGAAATACGCCGATGAAGTTGAGGAGGTATTGAAAGATGAATAGAGAGATATTGTTCAGGGGTAAGCGTGTTGATAGTAGTGAATGGTTTGAAGGATCATATTGGCTTTCACGTTCGGCGGTCAGAGAAACAACTTACATAACGGATGGCTATGGAAATTTATTTTGTGTTATCCCCGAAACAGTAGGACAATATACAGGTCTGAACGACAAGAACGGCGTTAAGATTTTTGAGGGGGATATTTTAAAATTCAGATCGGGAATTTATTCTGTTGAATGGGATAATGAACACAGCAAATTTTTACAGAGAGACGGGCAATTTAGCAGAGAACTTCACATTTGGATTGCAAAATCAGAAATTGTCGGCAATATCCATGATAATCCTGAATTGCTGAAAGGAGAAGAAAATGAATGAAAAATTAAAACCGTGTCCGTTTTGTGGAGGTAAGGCGAAGTTCAGAACCATATTAAACTATTCTTCGCATTCAAATGTTGGATTTGATTTTGTAATCGAATGCGTAAAATGCAAAACATCATCTCCGAAAACATATACAATTCGATTTGAATTAGGCAACAGCGGAGAAATCAAACCGATTCTTGACGGCAGAGAAATTGCACTGCAAGGTTGGAACAGGAGGGCTGAAAATGCCAAAGTGTGAGGGATGTTATCATACATGCCTCAAAACACCGCCTAGAATGCGCTGTAATCGATTTTGAATGTGTTATAATAAATTTACAGGGTTAAAATCAAAACGCCTAAAAACGGGCATAGAATTGAAATATGGAGGTAATGAAAGTGGAAACTAGAGAACAAATATTACGGCGGGATTTTTCTGATGAATTTATTGCAAAAATGAAAAATGCTATTGAGGTGTCCCATTATAAATATGGATGGTGTTCTCAAACGTATCCGGAATTAGCCCAAGCTTACAAAAGTATAAAAAGACGTTTAGAGCTGTATGAGGAAACCCATAACACCGAATATCTTGTAGACGTAGCAAATTTTGCCATGATAGAGTACAAATATCCGTCATTTACTAACGCAAAATATATGCCTACTGACAGCGATAAATCACCGGGATTAACTGATGGTATTTCATACAAAGAACTTATGGAGGATTAAAGTGAAATCAAGAGTAAGAACGTATTCCAAAAAGGAAATAGGATGGCTATGTGGGGAGGCTATGGAAGAAATAGATCGATGTATAAATTCTAACGGAATAGTATTTTTAATTGCACTTATGCGGCATACAGGGTGGAAGAAAAAGCGGATAGAAGATTTTCTTTTAACACTTAATACTACTATGGACGAATACCACAAGCACTGTCTTGATAATGTATTTGATTATATGGCAGGAAAAGAACTTGCTGAAATTGGTATTGATATGGAGCAGTTACTTCCAAAGCCGTTGCCGTTTAAACAACAGTTACATAAATCTACTATTGAACGTAAAGCCAAAATAGACATTTCAGAGGTCAAAAATCTACAAGCAGAAATGATAGGATTCCATGAGTATTTTAAAACAAAGGAGGATTAAAATGTCAACACATAAACGATTTACACGTATATGCGTTTCATGCGGTGTTGAGATGCCGAATTCAGGCAGTTCCAAAAAATATTGTACCGAGTGCGCCAAAGAACGGCATCGCAAAAATAGACGTGAATATATGCGAAATATCAGAAATTCAGGTGAATACATATCGCCTGCAAATGAAGTCAAACGGGCTAGGTCAAGAAGTATGGAAAGAATTAACGATATTGCCCGAAATACCGTAAACTATGGAAAATATCAAGCTAAAAGAATGGAGGATTAAAATGTCAGCACAAACGTATGTAATCTATGACAAATATAATGGACATATAGTTTGTGACATCAAGGACAATTACAGGATTTTTGACAACGCAGTTAAGGCAGAACAGTACATACGGGATAAGAATTTGAATCAAATTGATTTCGTGGTTGAGAGGAGGGATAAGTTTGACTGCTAAGGAATATCTAAGTCAAGGATTTTATTTGGACAAGGAAATCAATGAAAAAATACTTGAAATTGAGAAATTAGTATCAGATATGTGCAGATGCACTCAACAATTTTCAGATATGCCGCCAGATGAGCATAATGATAACAGCGCGGAACTAAAAATGGCGAATTACATTGATAAACACAATGAATTAGAAAATGAAATTAATGACGAAATAGATCAGCTAGACAGAATTAAATCTGAAATACGCAAGCGTATTCTCAAAGTAAAAAATCCTAAATGCCGTTTGGTTTTGCTGAAGCGATATTGGAGATTTTTGAAGTGGGAACAGATTCAGGAGGAAATGGGGTATATGGAATTAAAGAGCGTTTACAATGTGCACAAGAAAGCGTTATCAGAATTTATTAAAATAAATGGGAATTATTTTTAAATTACATTGAATTACACTATGATTTAATGTTATGATACATACATAGAAATAGGGCGAAAGCAGCACCGCCCGTTTCTAACCTCTCTTCTACATAATTTTTTATTCCTTGACTACAGCCGTTGAAACTTAGACGGCTGTTATGCAGTCGGTAGTTTCGGTCGGTGCAACTCCGGCAGACTGCGCCAAGCATTAGAGTAGTTTCCGGTTGCAACTATTTAGCCTGATTAGGATACGTCCGAAACGGTAAAACCGGATTAATAGAACCTCACGCACCTCTCAACGATGTGTCCCAGTGAGGGCTTTAAAAATTATTCAAGCATCTCCCCGGAGGTGCTTTTTTCATGACTAAATTTATTATGGTAGGTGGTGATTTTGAATAATGAAAACTTAAAAAAGGGAAATCCAGATACACAGTTCCGAAGCGGTCGTGAAGCGGTCGAAAATGGCAGAAAAGGCGGTAAAGCCTCCGGAATATCAAGAAGTTTCAAGAGTGCGTTAAAAAAGAAATTCAAGGAAAATCCGGAGCTTTATGAAAAGCTTATAGATATGCTGACAGATGAGGCATTGACCGAAAGAAACCTTAAAGCGGCAGATATGCTGATTGACCTTATGGGCGAATCCGTTCAGCGTGAAAACCATGCTTTGAAGCGTAAAGAATTAAAATTAAAGGAAGATGCTGTTAAAGGCGTTCCGGAAAAATCAGAAGAACCCACGTTATATAAAGCCTTGGAGGACGATACAAAATGACCTTTAAAAAATTATCTCCTAAACAAAAAACCGTTTTCAAATGGTGCTATAAGGACGATTACAAGGCGATTATTTGCGATGGTGCTGTACGTTCGGGTAAAACCATTTGCATGATTACATCATTTATTTTATGGGCTATGAGACGCTTTGACGGCGCAACATTCGGTATATGCGGTAAAACTGTACGTTCGGCAGAACGTAATATTATTATGCCCTTGCAATCAATAGTTGATATTACACATTATTTCAAAGTTACTTATACCCGTTCCGTCAATCTGCTGACTGTTGAGGGTATGGGGAAGAAAAATTATTTTTATGTTTTTGGCGGTAAGGACGAATCGTCTTACATGCTGATTCAAGGCATCACGTTAAGCGGCGTATTTTTTGACGAGGTGGCATTAATGCCGCGTTCATTTGTTGAACAGGCAATAACCCGTACCCTATCAGTTGAACAAGCTAAATTATGGTTCAACTGCAATCCGGACAATCAATTCCATTGGTTTTATACCGAATGGATTCAGAAGGCTGACGAAAAAAATGCATTGCATTTGCACTTTCTTATGTCAGATAATCCTATTCTCTCCCCTGCCCAATTGGAATCTGCTGAAAAACAATTTACAGGAGTGTTTCATGACAGATATATTAAGGGACTGTGGGTATCAGCGGAGGGGGTTATTTACAAGCAGTTTGCAGACAATTCGTCAAGATTCTTAGTTGATCCTGTTACTCTGAGAGGTAAGCTTCACCCATTTGACATCATGTACTGCAATATCGGCTTTGACTTTGGTGGAAACGGTTCGGCTCATGCCGGAATATGTACTGGATTTTCAACAGCTTTGCAAAAAGTGATAATACTTGAAGAATATTACCGCAAAGAGGTTATAACGCCTGTTCAGCTTTATGAAGACATCATTAATTTTATACGCAGATGTCAGAGTAAATACAATGTTTATGATATTTATTTTGACAGTGCAGAAACGACACTCATAAAGGGCATTAAATCTGAACTGATCAAAAAACAAATACCGATAAATCCGCACAATGCCAGAAAATCTGAAATACTTGGAAGAATTCGCTTTACCAATCAAATCATGGCGCAAAACAGATTTTTTATTATGAATAATTGTAAGTACATCATACAAGCTTTTCAGTCGGCTGTATGGGATTCAAAAAAGATTGATGATGTCCGTCTTGACGATGGAAATTTCAACATAGACAGCCTTGATGCATTTGAATACAGTGTTGAACCGCTGATGAATGATATTATAGAGATTGGAGGATTAAATGTCTGATGAATATTTTACAAGACGCTAAACAAGCATTTCCGAATCTGGAAATTCTGAATCTTACAGATAATTACAAGGATATGGGACTGCACAAACATATATTTCAAAATAATCCCCCATGGCGGCGCACAAGAGCTTCCGGACTATACGCTAAAGGATTTCGTAACAGAAAGCTTCTGAATGCAGCTAAAGTTATATGTGATGAATTTTCAGCTATGACATTTTCGGAACAGGTTGAAATTACTCTTGACAATGAAGCGTATCAGGAATACATAAATAGTGTACTGAATAAAACTGGATTTTGGCGCAAGTTTCCTGAGATTTTGTCTTATGCCTATGCAATGGGCGGTTGTGCATTAAAAATTTATGCTGATAATTCAAAACCAATGATTGACTATGTTCAGGCTGAACATTTTCTTCCGATAGGCTGGACGGGCGAAACTGTAACCGAATGCGTATTCCGCACAACTTCTTATAAAAACGGTAATTATTATACCCTTATGGAAAAACACGGGACTAATAAAAAAGGCATTACTGTAATTGAAAATTCAGCATACAAAAGCAGCATAAAGGACAGCCTTGGGACAAAATGCGCTGTTTCTGAAATGTTTCCGTCCCTTACCGATTACATAACTTACGATAATATACAGATTCCTATGTTTTGCTATTTCAAACCCTGTGTATCAAACAACATCGAAACGGATTCCCCTCTTGGCTTATCGGTTTTTGCCAATGCTGTTGATACTCTTGAAACGCTTGATATTGCGTTTGATAGTTTCAGCCGTGAATTTATCTTGGGCAAAAAACGAATTATTGTTCCGGCTCAATGTATAAGAACTGTTGTCGACCCATTGACAAACAGTATGCGCCGCTATTTTGATGCAGATGATGAAGCATTTATAGCTTTAAAAACAGAAGAAAATGAAACGCTGAAAATTACTGATAATACAACTGAACTGCGTATCGAAGAACATGTATCCGCTATTAACGCTCTGCTTAATATTCTTTGTTTTCAGATCGGATTGTCCGCCGGTTCATTTTCGTTTGATTCAGTACAGGGCATGAAAACTGCCACCGAAGTTATTTCACAGGATAGTAAAACGGCAAGAACTATTAAATCCAATAAAAATATAATTACCGAAATGCTTGAACAGCTTGTAAACAGTCTGATTGCATTAGGTATGGCTCTTGATCTTATTCCTGTAAAGGAATATGCTGTTACTGTAGGTTGGCAGGATAACATTATTATTGATGATAATACTTTGATTGACAACAATATAAAACTTACGCAAGCAGGCTTAAAATCAAAATTGAATGCTATTATGGAGGTTCAAAAATGTGACGAAGAAACTGCGCAGCAGGAACTTGACCGTATTTCAAAAGAACAGTCGGTAACGGGAATTGATATTGACGATTTTCTGAATGGCGGTGAAAATAATGACAAAACTGGAGATGATGCAGCTCAGTCAAAGTCTGAGTGATTTATACACAGGACTTGAAACCGATCTTATTGCTAATATCGCCGAATATTTAGCTGCCGGAAAAATTGACAGTCCTACAGCACAGTGGAAAATACAGATGCTTGCACAGCTTGGAGCGCTAGACAAATCAAACATAAAAGTTATTACAGAATATGCGGGAATCGCTCCGGATATGCTGACAGAAGTTCTTGAAACCGCCGCACTTTCTGCTGTTGAGGAACTTGAACCCGGTTTTCAGAAGCTTGCAAGGAACGGTATTATAAACGGTACGGAAGTACCAATTGAAAAAACTATGGCAAGAGCGCTTACCTCTTATCAAAAACAAGCAAAACAGTCTCTTAACATGGTTAATACTGTTATGCGGTATAAAGCAAAATCAGCAGCACAGAAAATTATCAATGATACTGCTGAACTTGCCGAAAAGCAATCTTTTATTAATACGCTTAATAAAGCGACCGGAAAGGTTGTAACAGGTGCAGAAAGCAGACAGGCAGCTATGAGGCAATGTATCAAAGAAATGTCTGAAAAAGGCATTCCAGCATTTGTGGATAAGCTAGGAAGAGAATGGTCTCCAGAAGCTTACATAAACATGGATATTCGTACAACAGCAAATAATGTTGCCCATCAGGCACAGTTTGACCGTATGGAGGATTACGGGGTCGATTTGATTGAAGTATCAAGTCATGCCGGAGCACGTCCTAAATGTGCAGAAGATCAGGGTAAAATATTCAACCGTAAGAACAAAGACGGTTATACAATCGACCTGCATGGCAGAAAAATAAAATATTATTCATGGAAAAAATCAAGCTATGGAGAACCGAACGGAATTCTTGGTATTAACTGCGGACACCATATTTATCCTTTTATTCCGGGCATTTCTTATCAAAAATATTTTCCGTATGACGAATACGACAATCAGGAACAGTACAAAAAAGTACAAGGGCAGAGAGAGCTTGAAAGGCGTGTGAGAAAATCAAAACGTGAATGCATATCGCTTGAATCTGTCGGCGATACTGAGGGACTGAAAAAAGCTAAAGAAACGCTTAAAACACGGCAGCAAGCACTTAAACAATATTGTACCGATAATGATTTGAAATATAAGCCCGACAGAACAGCGGTAGTTAATTATAAAAAGTCTGTTGCCGGATTTACCACATCTGATAAGAAAAAGCGTATTGCGGAAATCAAGGCGAAATCTGTTGACAAATCAGGTGGAAGTGCTGCTATACCAAAGGTTTTAAAGTCTGAATTTGTTCCAGCGAAGAGTATTGAGGAAGCACAGAAATACGCACAAAAATATGTTAAATCATATTTTGGCGATAAAACATTTAAAGGCGATGCTAATTTTAAAGGCATATCAATAGATAACGCAAACGAAATAAATCGTGCGTTAACAGATATATTTGATAATTATGGCTTTCCAAAAATTAGCGGCATTAAACCAATAGATCCATTATCCGCAAAAGGTAAAAAGATATTTTCGAGTGCTGATGCTGTTATGGCTTATTCCCCAGTTGAGCACGGGGTTTATATCAATAAAAATGTCCTTAAAAATAACAATACTCTTACAGATTATCATAAAAATTCGAGCGAAGCCTGGGAAACAGTCATGGATAACATTGATAAGTTATCAGGTCCTCAAAAAGAATTGGCTTTGCGATACAAAGAGGCTGGGAGAACCCTCGTTGGTGATGGCTCAGCGTATGATTATTTTGTACACGAAATCGGGCATCATATTGAGTGGGAAGTATTTGATGCTAAAACAAACAATTTAATTGGAAACGGAATGAAAGAATACGCTGGGAAAATATCCGGATATGCAACATCAAGCAAGTCGGAGTATTTTGCTGAAAGCTTTTCAGCTTTTGTTAAGGGTGAATATAATAAACTTGACCCAGAATATATCGAATTTATCCGCTTGTATGATTTAAGTATAAAGAATAAATAATTTTAACTGCCCGTAAAAAGGCGGTTTTCTCATACCCCAAAGTGGTTATTTCCAAAATGGAAACAGTTCATATAGCATCTCGAAAGAGGTGCTTTTTTAATGCTCAAAATTTAAGAAAGAGGTCAACTTTATGAAAAAATTATTTATTTCACAGCCAATGCGAGGAAAAACAGACGAAGAAATTCTCCGAGAGCGAAACGAAGCGATTACAATTGCTAAGGATATCATGAAAGATGATATTGAAGTTATTGATTCATTTTTTCAAAACGCTCCTGCTGAAACTAAGCCTTTATGGTTTCTCGGTAAGTCGATTGAACTTCTTTCATCTGCTGATGTGGTTTACTTCTGCAAAGGCTGGAATGATGCAAGAGGTTGCAGAATTGAGCACGAATGTGCTAAAGAATATGGCATTGATATAATTGAATAGTTGATTAAGCACTTCACCGAGGTGCTTTTTATATGTCCCGTGCGGTCACGCACTGTCCTAAGCATGACATAAAACTGCTTAGAAATTTTATGGAGGTAATTTTATGGAAAATGAAACAAACGTAAACGCGCAGCAGCCGAACGAACCTACTAACACGGAGCCTGCCGGGGCTTCAACCGGTGGAGGTGATCCTAAACCTACTACCCCTGCACAAAATACAGAATCCAATAAAGAGCCGCAAAAAGCCGATGAAAAAGACGATACGCTTTCATCTGAGGAACTTGCCGAATTCCGCAAGTGGCAGGAATCCCAGAAATCCGATGCAGAAAAACAGGCGGCGGCAATCGGTAAAGCTGAAAAAGCACGACTTGCGGCAGAGGAAAGAGCGGCAGCAGCTGAATTAAAATTAACGGCTATATCAAAAGGGATTTCCGCTGATGCACTCAATGATGTTATTGCTCTTGCTAAAACCAAAATCACAGACAAGGTCACAGCCGAACAGGCTATTGATGAAATTATCAAAAAATACCCTGCATTTACTGAATCGTCAAAACCGGGTATTACAACAGGAGTCAGAACAGGAGGTAATACTCCCCCTGTATCTTCTGCAAAAGCTATAGACATTATCAGAGCTGAACAGGTTAAAAGAAAATAAGGAGGTAAATTTTTATGTCATACTTAAAAGACGAACTTTCCGGTTTTATTCCGGAAGAAATTTCAAGCGAAATAATTAAGGACGTTGCAAGAGGTTCAAGTATTATCAGACTTTCAAAAGCAGAGGAAATGAAAACAAACGAGAAGAAGGTTCCGGTAATGACTTCCGGCGCAGGAGCTTACTGGGTGGGTGAAGGCGAACGTATCAAGACTTCCGGCGCAACATGGATTTATCCAAAGTTAATTGCCAAAAAGCTGGCTGTTATCATTCCGGTAACAAAGGAAAAACTTGAAGATACTACTATTGACGTATTTTCAGAACTGCGCCCAAGTATTTCAGAAGCGTTTTATAAGACAATTGACGCCGCTTGTATTTTCGGTACTGATTCCCCGTTTGAGACATCTCTTTTCGGTAAAATTTCAGATGCCGGCAATACGATTTCCGCAACAGACAAAATTGACATTGACGTTTCAGATCTTATGTCAACTGTTGAGGAAAATGGATTTGACGTTAACGGCTTTACCGCCACTATTGGCGTTAAGGGCACTTTGAGAAAACTCAGAGATAATAACGGCGCATCTCTTTTCATTGAGGGTACAAATCAAAAAGAATTCTACTCTCAGCCTATTGAGTTTGTACGCAACGGAGCATGGGATAAAGAAAAGGCTGTCATTATCGGCGGAGAGTGGAAGTACTCACTTTTTGGTATGAAACAGGGCATTGAATTTGAGATACTCAAAGAAGCAACCCTTCAAAATACTCTTGATGCAGACGGTAAACCTATTTCTCTTGCTGAACAGGATATGGTTGCTATCAAGGCTACTATGCGTGTAGGGTATCTTTGTGTTAAGGAAAATGCTTTTGCCGCTGTCGTTCCTGCTGCTGAAACAACTCCTGATACTACACTATCAAGCCTTTCTATTGGTTCGCTTAATCTTTCCCCTGCTTTTAATAAAGATACAACTGCCTACACTGCATCAACATCTAATGCAACTAACACTATTACAGCAGTTCCGTCTGATTCAAACGCGGTTGTTGAAATCAAGGTCGGTGAAACTGCTGTTGATAACGGTGGTTCTGCAACATGGGCAAGCGGTGAAAATACAGTAATAATTAAGATTACAAACGGTTCTTCCGAAAATACCTATACTATTGCGGTATCAAAATCATAATGATCAACTTCTATAAAAATACATGGTGCGGTTCATTTGACGGTACAGACGAGGAGCTTTCCTTGCTCCTCTCACGTTGTACCGATATAGTAAACGATGCAATAGCTATCAGCGGTTATACAGTCGATACAGTACCGGATATTTTTAAGGCAAGGGTAAGCAAGGCAGTTTGCGCCCATGCCGATTACATAGACAATAACGGCGGTATTGACAGTCTGACAGATAATTCATATAATTCTGTTTCCTTGGGTAAATTCAGCTATTCAACTGATACCTCCGGCAATAAAAATAACGGCTCAGTTACTTTGTGCCCTTTGGCGCAGGGATATCTTGCACCTACAGGATTGCTTTACAGAGGTGTGATGGTATTATGAGACCTATACCCAAAAGACTGCTGATACATACGGCTGAATTAAAAACTGTAGGTATAAATAATACGTGGCAGGACGAGAAAATTACCGATATGACAAAGCTTAAAAAAATCCGTATAGAGCCTTGTTCAAGACTTGTCACAGCTAAAGACAACCGACAAGTATCATTGTCGGCTGTTCTTTTTTATGACTGTAAAAACAGCCGTCCTAAAAATCAGATTTTCAGTCAGGGACAGAAGGTCATATGGAACGGCACTGAACACATTATCGAAACTATTGAACCGCTGTATGACGACAATAAGCTGCATCATTATGAATTGGGGCTGATATAATGGCAGATGTTAAGGTTACTCTGAATACAAAAGGAATTGAAGATCGTTTTTTAAAACTGCATAAAAAGGCTCAGTACGCTATGTCTCAACAAGCTCTTAAAGATTGCAATTATTATTGCAAGCAAGATCAGGACGGACTTATCAGCAGCAGTATTATGCATAGTGATTTAGAAAACGGTGCGCTTATATGGAAAACGCCTTATGCCAAAAAGCAATATTACCTTGATTCAGCTTGTAAAGATAAGAATCCCAACGCCCAGAAAATGTGGGCGCACAAAGCCGGCTCTGAACACAAAGAGGACTGGCTGGCTATATATGACAAAGTATTCAAAGGAGGGCGGTAAATGGAAGTGCAGACACAAGTATTGCAGGCAGTTTCAAAATTTTTAAATATTCCTATAGGACAGATTCCCGAAAAGGGCGGTACTGTAATGGAGCTCGCCCCGTCATCAACTCCCAGAAGATTTTTTAACGGGGAAAGCTATGATCAGATGTCGGTGCTCATTTTATCAAAAGGTAAATCACAGAAAACTACTCTCGAATCGCTTAATACTGCATGTAATAAATGCAGAACGCTTAATCTGCCAAGCGGCGAAAAATGGCAGATAAAATTAATTGAAATTTCAACCTGTCCCAATTATGTTGGGCAGGAAAAAAACTCAGACGGCATTATGTGGATTTATTCCTGCATTCTGACCGTCAATTTTTATAATATGGAGGGATTTAAATGAATACAAACGGTTCTGTAAATGCGGCTGACTTGTCACTCAATTATGAATATCAGCTTATGGTAAGGACAGGATTCAGCGGCAGTCCCGGCGGCGGAACAACAGAAAATTATGCTCCGGTAGCAGTCGGATTCGATAATATTACCGAATCTTTGAACGAAGTACTTTATCAGTCGGGATTTATTTCTGATAAAGGCTGGGGTTCTTCTTATGTTACGGGCGGACAAATGATAGTAACCCTTACAGGCGTACGAGTTAAAGGAGATAAGGCGCAGGACTATATTTTTAGTGACGAAGTAATGTACGGTTTTGGAAAGGCACGAGAAACAGCTTTCAGAATGATTCTTCCCGAAGGCGATATGGTTGAATGCTCGGCAACTCTTGCTAAAATAACACGCTCAGGGGGTGCGGCAAATCAGCCTACCGCTATTTCAGTTGAAATACATTTTAATGGCGAACCGACATATACAGCCAAGGAAGATATAACAGAATAACAGAAAGGAATAATTATGGCTTATCAGATAAAAAAAACAAACCGTATTACCGAGGACGTAGAATTCCTCGGTGAAAACGGCGAAGTGGAATTGACTGTAGAATTAGACATTGACGTTGAAAGAATTGCAGGAGATTTCCGAAAGGCTCAGATTGCGGTTATAAACGCTGAAAAAGCCGCCAAGGAAAAGCAAACGGATGAAATGCTTGAAACATACGGTAAAGCTATTATTGAATTTATAAGACTTATTTTCGGTGATGAAAATACGCAAAAGCTTATTAAATATTTTGACAACAGATATATTGACCTTCTGTTCCAGACAATGCCATTTATTTATGATGTTGTAGTACCGAGCATAGAAAAAAGCGTCCGTCAGAAAAAACAACTTATAGCCAATAACAACACTTTCTCCAGAAAACAGCGCAGAAAGCTAGGATTAAAATGATTGATATTGCAAAACCGTTAACAAATTTTGTAATATACAACGGCAGAAAAATAAAACTTAACATTTCGTTCGATACCGTTCTTAAGATGTACGACATTTTTAAGGACGGTATTCTTCTGGAGCAGGAAAAAGCACAGTTTGCCCTTGCCTTACTTGTAAAGGGCAGCAAAATACCGGATTTCAAGGTACTTGACATAATTTTCAAGGAGCAGATTGAAACTTTTCAAAGACAGTCAAGTAGAAATCAGTTAAGAGTTGTAGATTTTAAGCAGGATTCTTCTTATATCTACAGCTCTTTTCTTATGGATTACGGTATCGACCTTATAGAACAACAAGGAAAATTACACTGGCAAAAGTTTATTTCTCTTTTTCAGGGACTTTCTGAAAAAACAAAAATACGGGAAGTTATGTCCATACGTGCAAGATCTCTCCCCAAGCCTGACAAGCATAATCAGGAGTATATTCATTCGCTTATGGAACTTAAAGCTTATTACGCTCTTGAGATATCGCAGGAAGAACGAGAACGTAATTTTCAGGAGGGCTTGAAACGCCTTGCGGAAACGTTAATAACAAGAGCAAAAACATAAAGGCAGGTGATCACTATATATGGCTGACGGCGAAATTTTATACGAAGTCAGGGCGAGCTTAGATAAGTTAAGAGAGGATATGCTTTCGGCACAGGACGAAGCGAAAAAAGGCGGAAATAAACTTGCCGATATTGCTAAAGCAGGCGGAAAAGCAATCGCCGGAGGATTTGCCGTTGTAGGCGGCGCTGCCATAGCCGCAGGAGGGTATGGTGTAAATCTGGCTAACGATATGGATTCGGCTATGAATCAATTCATGGCAACTACAGGTCATGCAGCGGATTCGGCTGAATACTATCAAGATGTTCTTGAAAAAATCTATGCTAACAATTACGGCGAGGATTTTCAGGACATAGCTGACAGTATGGCTCTTGTTAATAAAAACCTCGGCGATATGTCTGCCGAAAACTTACAAAGCACAACAGAAGCAGCTTTTGCTTTAAGAGATACATTCGATTATGATATAACCGAATCCACTAGAGCTGCAAAAGCTATGATGGACAATTTCGGAGTTTCAGGGGAAGAAGCATTTGAATTGATCGCCTCCGGTGCGCAGAATAACCTTGATTATTCCGGAGAACTCATAGACAGTATCAACGAATATTCTGTTCAGTTCGGCAAGCTTGGCTTTACTGCCGATGATATGTTTAATATTTTCCAAAAAGGCGCAGACAGCGGCGCATGGAATCTTGACAAGGTCGGCGATGCAGTCAAAGAATTTTCCATACGTGCAATAGACGGTTCTGACAGTACTAAACAGGGATTTGAAGCCTGTGGTTTAAGCGCTGATAAAATGGCTGATGAATTCGGAAAGGGCGGCGAAAGTGCAAAAAAAGCTTTCAGCGAAACAGTTAAGGCATTATCCAGTATAGAAGACCCTCTTGAAAGAGATGCCGCAGGGGTTGCCCTTTTTGGTACCATGTGGGAAGATTTAGGTCCTGACGTTATAGCACAACTAGGCGATATCGAAGACGGTGCATATTCAACAGGCAATGCTCTTGAGGAAATTCAAGATGTAAAATATGACGATTTAGGTTCAATGCTTGAAGGATTAAAGCGTTCTGTTGAAATGCTTGCGCTGCCGTTAGGTGAAGCTCTGATACCTGTACTGACTGAACTTATTGAAGAAGTTCTGCCGGTTATACAAGAAGTTTTACCGGACGTTATAGAGGCATTTGAAACATTTTTAGAACCTGTATTACAACTTGCAAGCGAAGCATTGCCCGGTATTATAGACGGATTTTCACAGCTTATGAGTGATGATTTAATGCCGCTTATGACAGAAGAAATACTTCCGGCGCTTAAAGAAGCTTTTGAAAGTCTGCAGCCTGTATTTGACCTGTTCAAAGATGAAATTCTGCCGTTGGTGGTTGACCTGTTTAAGGAACTAATGCCGCCGATTATGGAATTGATAAATAATCTTATTCCGCCTCTGGTTGACGTTTTTAATGCGCTGGCTGTTCCTATTATTGATTTTATAAGCAGCTTACTGCCAAGTCTTAAAAGCCTGTTTGAAGGAGTTGCGGACGTTGTAGACATGTTGTCCCCTGTAATTGCTTATCTTGCCGATATGTTTCAGGACAGACTTCAAACCGCATTAAATATAGTAAAGCCTATTGTCGAACATGTTATAACAGTATTCAAAAATATTATAGATTTTATAAAAAATGTATTTACCGGAGACTGGTCAGCCGCTTGGGATAACATAGTAAATATTTTTAAAAGCTGTTTTAATCTGATACCTACCATTGCCGAAAATGTTATAAACGGCGCTATCGGCGTTATAAACAGTTTAATTAACGGCGTAAATAAAATCACTGATAAAATTCCCGGAGACCCCATTGGTCAAATTCCGACTATCGGGGAGGTTTCCCTCCCCCGTTTCCATACGGGCGGTATTATTGATTTTAAAGGAAAATATGAATCCCCTATTATGGCAATGGACGGTGAAATGGTACTTACTGCCGCACAGCAGAAGCGTTTGTTTGATATTGCCAATGGCGCATATTCTCCTGAATCTTTGACAAACAGCAGTAACATTAATAATCATACAGATGTTAAAATCGAACATAAGAATTATTTTACAGTACGCAATGATATTGATATAATTCGTATTTCAGAAGAGTTAAGCAGACAAGATAAAAAAGATATTATGTCCATAGGCGGTGATTAATTATGGCTACTTTCACTTTTAACGGAATATCAAGCGATACATATGGATTAAAAATTATTGAAATGCCTCCTCCGTCACGAGGGGGCAATACTGTGGAATCAATAACTATACCCGGCAGACCCGAACAATTAACCAGATCAATTGAAGAATACGAAAATACTGAACTTGAATTTGAGGTTATGATTACTGACATATCAAAAACAAGGGATATTTTCCAATGGCTTAAAGGTAATGGCAAGCTTGTTTACAGTGATGAACCCGACAAATATTACAACGTCATTTCAAATGATGTGATATCTGCTGTACGCATTTCTGATGAACTAAGAAGCTTTGTGATACGCTTTATATGTTCGCCTTTTGCGTATTCTATAAAAAATGATACACTATCCCACATATTTACCGATATAAAGGACAGTCAACCGGAAAAAACGATAACGGTAACGGTGGGCGGCTCGTATTCCTGCGAGCCATTGTATTTCTTCCGCTGGGCAGGGCGTATTGAAATAACCGTAAACGGCGGCGATCCGCTGATAATTGAAAGCGGAACAGAACAGTCAAAAGCAAATTCAGGAGTAATAGGAGAAGCGGTATCCGCAGAAAAGGATATGGAAACAAACAGCGTTATTGTCAATGGAGAACTGGGACGAACACACGGCGAATATACCGATACTTACACTCCGTCAGGAAACGGAACGCCTATATATCATTATCTCAGTCCCGAAGCCACAATGTTTATTAACACTTCTCTCAGATTGGCTTACAGACTTGAAGGCGGAGTAAGAAAAGTCTGCTGTGAAATGACAAGCGGTAAATTTCCTATGCTTGAACCGGGAGAAAATACCGTCAAATTTAGGTTAATGCCCGAATACACATGGGAGCATACAATGCCGGACGGCACAGTAAGACAGTATAAGCATACGGAGCAGAAGCTTCTTGTTTTTGATGTTACTCCCAATACGAGGTGGCTGTAATGAAACAGTATGAATACATTTCCGTTTATAAATCCGATGAAACTGATTTCAGTCATAACGGTATAAGGATTTTATGTCCTACCGAATGTAAAATCACCGAGGTACTAAACAGTGAATATTCACTGACTCTTACCCATCCGTTTGACGATTTAGGAAACTGGAAATTTCTTATTGAATACAACATTATCAAAGTGCAGGGACAGTTATTCCGTATTTACAGAAAAAGCACGTCAATGTCCTCAGACGGAACAAAGCAGCGTACTGTTGATGCAATGCATATTTTCTATGACCTGAATTTCTATTTTATTCGTTCTACCCAATCGGGTATTTTGAACGGTCCAGATGCGCTGAACTGGATAATGTCCCATACATACGATAAACGTGGTTCATTTACAACTGGCAAGCCGACTGACCGTTTTAAATTTTATAGCGACCTCAAAGGCGATACATCATACGAAAATATGCCGTTTATGCATTCTGCATATTATGAGGATATGTCCCCCACTAAGGCGTTATTAGGAGCTGATAATTGCTTTATCAATGTCTGGGGCGGTGAAATTATAAGGGACAATTTTAATGTTACAATCAACAAACAGCGTGGTATGTCTAATGCGTTTAATATAAGTTACGGTGTTGACATGACCGAAATTGAAGAAGATGTTGACCTGTCTGATTATTGCGGTGATTTATATTGGGTAGGAAAATATACATACGATCCGCTGAAAAACGGAGAAGAAGTCACGGTACAATATAACGGTATCGTTAGTTTTCATCGTTTTAATTTACCGCCGCTGCCTGTTGCACCTATGAAATCGTATCAGATTTCTCTCACGGAAACGCAAGTAAGACAGGAACTGGGAAACAAGTTTACTATTGATGACGTCAAATCTCTTTTCAATAAGAAGGTACAGGACTATATGCTGTTAGAATGTTCGCCTGTTGTCAATTATCGTATCACATTTGCTAATTTAGTTGATTTTGATTTGTATAAAGGATTTATTAATTTACAGCGCTGTGAACTGGGTGATATAGGAACTATCTATAATGAAGAATTGGGTATCAATACCATTCAGCAAATTGTGAAGAAAACCGTTGACGGAATCACAGGCGAAGTTGTAAGCGTTGAATTAGGTTCATTACGAAAAACAATAACCAGTAAAGGACGAATTAACGGCGGTTATGATTCAGTACGTACAGAATTGATAAAGAATGAAATTACAGCCAATAACACATGGTACGGTCTAGGAGATGCAGGCTATACAATGGAGCAGTTGAATGCTACATGGGACGAACTGGCAGGAAATAATATTATTCATACGGAGGTGGAATAATGGCAGACGGATTAATAAAAATACAGGGCAGTACAAATGTGGGAAAGTGTGTTGATGCAATAAATGATAACTTTGAGTATCTGGACGGGAAAACGCCTGCCGGTGAAGATATTCTGGAACAGGCAAAGGCGTATACTAATTTCAGAGCGGACGCCATTTCATCGTCCACTAACGAAGCCTTGCAAGCTAGAGTAATGAAAGAAACCGGAAAAGGACTGTCAACCAATGATTATACAAATTCAGAAAAAGCTAAGCTAGAGGGAATCGAGGCAGGAGCTAATAAAACAATAGTTGATTCTGCATGGAATATCAACAGTACAAATCCGGTACAGAATAAAATGATTATAGCCGCTTTACAATCACAATCAGATGCGTTGAATTCATCGTGTAATGCGCTAAATGCTTCTATCCAATCTTTGAATAAAAAAAGCACAGATTTAGATCGTGCGAAGGTAGATAAAGTAGAAGGGAAAGGATTATCCAGTAATGATTATACTGACGAAGAAAAAGCTAAGCTTGCAGGAATAGCCGAGAATGCCGCAGCATATTTGCCGTTGACCGGAGGAACGATAAGCAATTCAAATTACGGAGAAAGCTTGAAGGTAAACAGAGGACCAACGTCAAGCTCGGCGGCATTGTCAGTAATCGATTATTTAATTAACGGAAATCGAGTCGGTGTGATGGGGTTTGATTCAGATTCCAAGCTGCGCATACGAAACAGCAATAATACTGAAATGGCTGAAATAGATAAAGACGGTACTGTCAGCGCAAAATATTTTAAGCAGTCTCAGTCTGGAACGCTCCTGGCTGAAAGCTCAACAGATGAAAACAGTCTGACGGTAACCAATGCTGAGATAGCAAAATATTCACTGCTGTATATGGCTGCAAGCTGGACTCAGCAAGAGACGGTAAACTTTTGTGATGTGATTCCGATTTCTGCTATTGCGGCAGGAGCGGTATTTACAAAGCAAGTTTATACGGGTACAAGGATTTATACTTATACAGTCACCTGTACAAGTGCAGGAGTATTTACATTAACGCAAACTAACTCCACAGGTACGGCAGGTACATTGAGATTAAAATTGTATGTTATTTAGGAGGTGTAATTTATGACGGAAATAATAGTAGCGGCAATATCCTTATTGGGAACACTGGGCGGTTCTCTGGGAGGTATTCTGGTATCAAGTAAAATGACAAATTATCGGATTCAGCAGCTTGAAAACAAGGTTGCGGAGCACAATAATTTTGCCCGAAGAATGCCTGTTGTTGAAGAACAAATAAAAGTCGCAAATCACAGAATTGAGGATTTGGAAAAGGAGATACATAAATGAACATTTTAAAGAAAAGTTGCGTAAAGCGAGCATTGAGAACATTTTTACAGACAGCGGTCGGTTACATAGCGGTCAATATTGCCGCAACGGATCTGACTGTAAAATCCGCTGTTCTGGGACTTTGCATTTCTGCAATATCAGCAGGTATGGCGGCGGTTATGAATTTAAAGGAGGGTAAATAAAAATGAGTAAAAAAGTATTTATAGGAGTAGGGCATGGCGGAACAGATTCCGGAGCAGTTAAGTACATAGTCGAAAAAGAGTATACACTGAAAACAGCCTTTGCACTGTCTGAAATTTTAAGTAAGTACGGAGTTGATTTTAAGCTGTCACGTACTCAGGATATTGATACCGATATGGACAGTAAAGTCGCAATGTGCAATAAATATGCTCCTGATCTGGTTGTGGATATTCATTTCAATGCTGGAGGCGGACAGGGTTTTGAGGTATATTACAGCCGTGTGGGAGGTACGTCAAAAACATTGGCAAACAATATTAATACCGAGGTCAAGAAAATCATGTCAAGCCGTGGTGTTAAGACTAAGCTTGGTAATGGCGGTACGGACTATTTTGCGATTATCAGAGAAACGGCAGCCCCAGCGGTACTTTTAGAGGGCGGCTTTGTTGACAGTAAAAAGGACGCTGATTTCATCAAGTCCAATTACAAAAAGCTTGCTGAGGCATACGCTAAAGGTATTTTAAAGACGTTAGGTATTTCTACAGCAGCAAGTCCTGCAAAGCCTATACTGGACAAGACAGGCTATAAAAAAGGCGATAAGACTATTGGCGTGTTATCGCTGAAAGAATTACTATTGACAGCCAAAACACTAGGCATTAACAAATACGGCATGGACAAAAATAAGTCTTTCGGTACTGGTACACTGAATGCTGTAAACTATCTGTTAGGCGTGTGGGGATATCAGCAGAATGGTATTGCGGGGGAAAACTTCATTAAGCGCTTACATACCGAGATTGATAAGAAAATAAAATAGTTTTTGGAGGTATTTATATGAAAAGCTTTATTCCATGGGTTGGCGGCAAGAGCCGCCTTGCAAAGAAAATCATATCAATGTTTCCGGATAATTTTGACAGGTACATTGAAGTGTTCGGAGGCGGCGGTTCTGTACTTTTTGCCAAGGACAAACATGCTCCGCTTGAGGTATATAACGATATAAACGGTCAATTAGTAAATTTATTCAGGTGCGCTCGCTTTCACCGTGGAGAATTACAGCGTGAAATTTCAGGCTATTTTAATTCAAGAGAAATTTTTGAAGATATAAAGGCGCAGATAAATGTCAGAGGTATGACCGATATCCAAAGAGCAGCAATGTTTTATGTACAAGTTAGGCTGAGTTATGGAGCAAAATGCAAAGAGTATGACGGTAGTAATAATAGCAGAAAACTTTCATATGATTATTTGACTGAAATTGAAGAACGTCTTAAATCTGGTGCAGGAGTTGTTATTGAAAATGAAGATTTTGAAAAATTGATAAAGGTTTATGACCGTCCGAATGCACTTTTTTATTGCGATCCGCCGTACAATACTAAAGAAAAAATTTATAATAATCCGTTTACCCAAAATGACCACGAACGCTTAAAGAACTCTTTAAGCAATATTAAAGGACGGTTTATTCTCTCTTACAATGACGATGAATATATACGTGAATTGTACAAGGACTACAATATTACGACTGTTGAAAGACAGAATAATCTTTCTAGTGGTACATATAAGGAACTTATCATAACAAATTATTGATTTATATTGATAAGTCAAAAAAGTGTGGTATAATTAATTTGCTATGATAATTATGCCGCAAAAATACACAGCTAAGCCCGTCGGGATTTTCCTGACGGGCTTTTTGTTTGTATGTTATTAATTGTTGAAAAATATTTGTGCATTATACCAATGTTTATTTTTTGGAAAAAGTTTTATAATATATAATAAGGGAAAATGTTTGTATAAATTCCATTAATCTTCTATAATAATAGGACGTGAAAAAATGAATAAATTATCTCAAGAAGAAGCAAATGAACTAATAAACGCACTTAAAAGAAAAATAGAAGAAAAGATTTTTTATTTTCCACATGAAAAAGGAAGATTAGAGTTTAACGTATTGTCAGATGATGAAAAAGAATTCGTTGTAAACATACAACGAAAAGGGATTCGCAACGATAGTTGTACATATCAAGGAAGATTAATGGGACTGTCTTAATGAGATTAGACATAAACCCAACTGCCAAACATTTTGATAAAAAAACAGGACAATATATTATCGGACCACATTTACATATTTATTCAGAAGAATACGGTAATGAAGCAATTCCATTTGACGTAAACAATAAAAATTTATATGAGTTATGTTTTGAATTTTTTAAGAAATTTAATGTTGTAGAACTACCAGAAATATATTGTCAAAATGGATTAAAATGATTTAATTTGAAAAAAATAATATGAGGAGGTAAAATATATGGATATTCAAAAAATGATTGATTCTTATGCAAATTGGATTAAAGAACGCATTACATTTGAAAAAGTAAATGAATATTATGAAATTACTACCCCATATCTTGATCGCTTTGATGATTTTCTCCAGATTTATGTTAAGCAATTAAAAGATGGAACGATTTATATGACAGATGATGGTTATATTATAGGTAATTTATTGTCTTGTGGATTGTCATTAAGAAAAAATTCTAATAAATTTAAAATACTTGAGCGAATTGTAAATAATTATGGTTTACAATTAAAAGGAGAAGAAATAACCACTAAAGCTGAATTAAATAATTTTCCTTTAAAGAAACATTTGATGGTTCAAGCCATGCTTTCGGTTGATAATATGTTTGAATTAAGAAAAGAAAATGTAAAAAATCTATTTCTTGAAGATGTAATTGAATATTTTGATAAAAATGATATATTTTATACTCGAGATTTTTCTATTGTGGGTAAAACAGGCAATATATATAGTTATGATTTTCATTTCCAAAGGAGCAAAAATAATTCTAATGAAAGATTTTGCAGGACTATTAATAAGTTAAATAAAACAATTAGAGATTCCACAATATTCAATTGGATTGATACAAAGGAAAAGAGAACTGATAAAAGTGAGTTAATCGTAATATTGAATGATGAAAATCAAATAAATAAAACGGATGAAAATGCATTGAATGAATATGAGATACAAACAATCAAATTTTGTGATATAGGAAAATTTTTATCATGCTTTATATGATAATTCAAGCGGCACGATCACTCCTTGCCGCTTTTTTTTCATGTCTTTAAAAGTCACATTTCAAAACTTAAGCCTATCTGGAGTAATCCCGATAGGCTTTTTTGTTTTATTAGGACTCCTTATTTTAGAAGTCTTATTTTCTTCACTCAATCCAGATTTGGTGTCAGTAACTTTCTGTCGGATATGCAATAGAAGTAAGGGTCACATTTGAAATGTTACCCTTTAGGCAAGGGTGCGATTTGAAATCATACCCTTAAAATAAAATTAAGCCATCAACCATACACGAGCGACAAATTGCCCGTTCTCCTCAGTGAATTCAGTTTTGCCGTTGTATTTTTCTGCTCTGCTTTTTACGCTTTTAATACCTATACCATGATTTTTAGTATCAGATTTGCTTGTCTTAAGGGTTTTATTTCCAGAAAGAACTGATCCTTTTATTGTATTGGATATTTCTATTCTATAAGAGTTATTGATGTAGTCTAAATTAATTCTTATATCATAATCATTGCATTCGGTATACGCTTCAATTGCATTATCTAACAGATTGGCTATAATAGTACATAAATCAATTATGTCTATGTTGGCTATTTCCTCTTTTTTACGGAACGTTTCATCAGCCGCACACGTAAAATTAACATTTTTTATTTTACTTTTGCATTTAGTATATTTTTGCTGTATGATAGCATTTAAATATACATTTTTAATATCTGTATGTAAAATATCTGTTACTTGTAAATCATTGATAATCTGTGAAAAATGTTTTTCTAACTTTGCATAATCATGTTCCTGCAAAAGTGTTGTGGTAGTTAGTGCTACATTTTCCATATCATGTTTTATTTTACTGATCTCCGCTTCCTGTTTTATATAGTTATCTAAATTTGTTTTCATAGCCTGATTTTCAAGTTGGTAAAATTTTATTTCTTCCGCTTTATATCTGTTTTGTGCGGAACGCAACAAACAGTGTAAAACTAATGCATTTATAGCAAGCGCTGCCAAAGAGCTTACGGTGATAACAATAGGTTTAAATTGATTTATGTTCGTCTGGAAAATATACAGTCCTATTGCAAATGAGATTGCGCTAAGCAATAGCATGGAGAACCATTCAAAGTTATTTAGCCTGAAATCAGCGTGTTTTAAATTGTGCTTGTACCATTTATAAAATACAAAAGTTAATAGAAAATATAATACTTTAGTCAATACTAAAATAACAATTCTGATGAATCCTTGCATATAAATAGTTGTGTGTACCGAACTATTTAAAATGCCGCTGAATATAAGCATAACAGGAATATTAATTAAAAAAATCATATAATTGCTGATGAACGATATATAGCATTTCAGAAACACCGTTCCTTGCAAAAACAGCAATGCGTATATAAAACTAATAAGTATTTGCAGTATGCCTGGGAATGTTTCTGCGATTTTGGGCGGCAAATAATTAACAAGAAAGATACAGTCAATAAACACTGCCAATGTATAAATTATATATTTTAAATATTTATGTCTAGGGTTTTTATAACCCAATACCAAAGTTGTAAAGCCGGTGATTATAATGCACTCTACTAAAGATGCAGCATTTTCAATCAAGCTCCACATATTTATATTTGATTCCTCCTAAGATATAAATATTTATTTAATATGTCATGATATTTTCTGTCACTGTAATTTAATTTTTCTCCATTTTTCAAGATAACTTTATCTTTAATGGTGTCTATGTATCCAAAATTAACAATTGTATTTCTTAGTATCCGAATAAATCTTTCAAATTTAGAATTGTTAACTATGTCTTTTATACTGTTTCGTTCACATAATATTCTATCCGTTAGATGAAAATACGCATAATGATCTCGCACCTGCACATATATAATATCTTTGACTAAAACATTTAATATTTTGCCATCGTTGTGAATTTCATAACAAAGTTCATTGTATTTTTGTTCGGCAATTAGTGCGTCAAATGCGGCATATATTTTTTCTTTCCCTGCAATCTTATATATGTATTTATATATTTTCAAATCACATGCGGAATCCCCGTGACTATTGTTGCTGGAAAGAAACATTAACGTCATATCATTGTTGAATTTTCTAATGTCCTTTGCGGCGTCTATGCCGTTGTAATTTGGCATTTCTATGTCTAGTACTGCAACATCAATTTTATTGTCTAGCGAACAACATTCACTGACAAGATTTTTTGCGTCATAAAATTTAAAAATGGAGCAGCTTAAACCATTTTCCTCAAAGTATTCGTTTACGATTTTCGAAAAATAATCTACAAAAACAGGCTCGTCGTCACATATAGCAATATTCAAAAAAATCCCTCCTTTATGTCTATTATAGCAGGAGGGAAGAAGTAAGTCCACTGGTATTTTGTGGTATTCAATTATATATCTCCTTTTGTAATTTGGCGGTCCTAGTTGTAAAAGGAGATAATTTATATTTGATAAAGAATTTCAATAGATTGGGTTTTCTTCATGTAAACAATTTGACGTACAAAACTTCTCAGCGTTATATTTTTAATACTTTCGCTACAATTTTCATCCTCTAGGATGTCAAGACTCTTTTTAATAGTTTTACTTAATTTTTGGAAATCATCCTTTTGGCTAGATTCAGGCTTTTTATTTTTTTCGAGTTCAGCAATCGTTTTAAGGATTTTTTCTTTGTTTATGCGGTACTCCTCAAGGGAATCAATTCCGGCTTCATAGGCATCTTTAACACGTTCAAGTTTTTTTCTTTCTTTTGCTATCAGAGTCGGAGTTATGTCTTTATTATCTTGTTCTTCCGCAGCTTTTTTATATATTTTAAATTGCTGCGTTTCGAGGTCACTTTTTAATGCACTTATCACAGAGGAATTAAGTTTACTCAAACTTACGCTGTGCGAAACTTCGCATGTGCCTTTGGAGTACCTATTGCACTGGACTCTGTTATTTGTTGCATATACCAAAGCACCGCCGCAGTTGCTGCATTTGAGAAAACCTTTGAGCATAAATTCATTAGAAGATTGCCTTGAATGCTTAGGGAACAGCTTTTTCTTTTCAAGAATCATGTTTTGAACCTTATCAAAAGTCTCTTGATCTATAATAGGCTCATGCATACCACGACTTATTATTGTGTCCTTACAATTATAGTCGCGTGTTTTGGTTTTTATGGGAGTCCATGTTAATTTACCTGTGTATACTACATTCCGTAAGACGTATTCAACGCCTCTGTTTTCCCACTTGTTTCCGTGCTTAGTTTTTATCCCCATTTTATTAAGTTCTTTTGCGATTTCAAGACAACCTTGACCTTTTAGATACTTATCAAAAATCATCTTAACAATGGGAGCAGCTTCGGGATCAGGTATAAAAACATTGTCTTTTATGTCATACCCAAAAGGTGGAGCACTAACAACTTCGCCCCGCTGCGCCTTTTCGGTCATACCTCTACGAACTTCTTCAGCGAGATTAATGCTATAGTATTCGTCCATTGCTTCAATTAAGGCTTCAATTAGTATTGACGTCTTATCTTCTCCAAGCTGTTCAGAAACTGAAATAACATCTATACCACATTGTTTGCGGAGCATAGATTTATAAACTATACTGTCTTCACGGTTACGGGCAAAACGGCTGAACTTCCATAATAATATAACATCGAACTGTTTCGGTTTCATTTTTGCGGTACCGATCATTTTCATAAATTCCGGACGTTTTTCAGCTTTTCTGCCACTAATGCCCTCGTCAATAAAAACAAATTCTTCCGGTAGTATCATGTCATTTTTACGTGCATAATCTCTTATAGCCTTTAACTGGCTGTCTGGTGAATATTCAATTTGATCATCAGTTGAAACACGTATATATGCAGCTGCTGTTTTCATTTTAACCTCCTTGTATTTACATGTCTTGCCAACTGGCAAGTTTTTTTGTGTATTTTTCACATATCATAGTGTTGATTTTTGACATTTTAAAACTTCTACGGCACGAAATGCAACTTCTACGACAAATCTATTGCAATCTGAAATTTGCTGAGTATAATAATAACTGTAATCCGGATTCGACAAAATACGATGAAAGGAGGCATTATTATTCTTCATCTTTAGCCAGAAAATTAATATACTTATTAGCCGCTTTTTGACCGAATGGATCTAAACTATCATATTTATTTATAGTATCTTCACGCAGTTCTTTTAAATACATTTCCTGACGTTGTGCTTCATCTTCAGCGGATTGGTTAAGGGTGTTTTCAACTTCCTCGTCATACATAAGCTGGATTGGGGTGACGTTAAGAATTTCAGCTATTTTTTCTATCATGTCAATAGGGGGGCGACGTTCTCCTATTTCATATCGGCTTAAACTGTTTGTAGCTATATTAAGTTTATCCGCAAGTTCTCTTTGCGTAAGCCCTTTTTCTTTTCGATATTTTTTAATTTTTTCTCCAATTAACATACTACTTTTTGTTATAGAATCAGTACGTATAAAATTATCAGTCTCTTGCGTTAACTTCTGAACTTCTTGGTGTTCGGATATTTCTTTGCCATTGAGGACTTCAAGAGGAATACATAACCCATCAGCAATTTTAAAGGCTATATTTAACGCAACGGTTTTTTGCTTTCTGGTAAATATACTTCTGACAGTTGAATCAGATAAATTGCATAAGCGTGCGACCTCGGGAATGGTTAAGTCTTTGTTTTTCATAATTTTTTCTAATACTTTATAAAATTCCATCATTATTTCTCCTGTGTGTTTTTTTATATTATATCATAAAAAATCACGCATTGCAAGAAGAAAGGAACAGTTTTTATTCCTGTTCCTTTTCCAGAATATCTAGGTCGCTTTTGCCAATGGTTTTTAAAACATAAGATTTTAATAGTGCATTTGGAGTAGTCCCATTATCTTTTGCATATTGTTTAAATTGTTCTGCATGTTCCTTGCGGAGTTTACATGCTACAATTTTCATGTTTTCTTTATCCCATTTATTATTAGCAGCCCTTTTTGAACGTGGTACAGTTATATACGTCACCGCCTTTCATGTATATATTATAATACATTTCTTCACTGTTTAACAGTGTTAAAATAAACAAAATACACGGTTAAACTTTGTGTACTATGCCTATTGAATACACGGTTAAACAGTGATATAATATAAACATGGAAAGGAGGTAAGGACAATGGCTAAACAAAAGCCGAAAGGCAAAAAGAAAAGCACTAACAAATCAGAGACCATGACAAAGCTTCTAATAGTTAATGCTTTACTTCAATTAATTAAGTCAGCAATCGAGTTAATCGACAAGCTACTTGATTAAAAAAGGGAGGAAAACCTCCTCCCTTATAAAATACCATAAAATTAGCCATTTGTCAAGAATTATGATTACTTTAGTTTTAGACGTAATTAGCATTATTCTGCTGATAGCAGTTGTTGTAATTGGATTAAAGAAAAAATAAATTTATGAGCTGACCTACCGGCTAAACGGGGAGAAAGGTTTTAGTATGAATGACTTAATCAAAGTAAATTATGAAAATTCAACCCGCCCTACAGTAATGGGTAGAGATTTGCATGAGGTTCTTGAAATCAAAACAGCATATAAAGATTGGTTTCCTAGAATGTGTGAATATGGATTTATTGAGGGTGAAGACTTTTGCTCAATTTTGAGCGAAAGTACTGGAGGTCGTCCTAGCACCGACCATCAACTTACAATTGACATGGCGAAAGAAATCTGCATGATTCAGCGAACGGATATTGGCAGAAAAGTCAGAAAATATTTTATTAATGTTGAAAATGAATACAAAGAAATTAAACTGATAAATCTGCGAGAGTCCAGACCAGACAAATCCCATAGTCTGGAGGTCAAAGAAATGAATGCTCGTGTAAGAATGTCAAATCAATACTTAAAATTAGCCGCTGTGGATACAGTTTCGCAACAGTACAAAAACATTTTAGTAGCAAAGTCGGCTGAAATTCTTGCAGGAGAACCATTGTTACCATTGCCAAAATCAGAACAGAAAATGTATTCAGCAACTGAAATCGGAGATATGTTTGGTGTCACGGCTCAAAAGGTTGGAAGAATAGCTAATCTTAACGGCTTAAAAACGGAAGAATACGG